GGGTCAATCAAGGCAAGCTATTAAGACCAATTAGCACGGCACTGAATACCTACGGAAACGAGGCATTTAGTGAGCCTAATGATGCGGCGATAACAGCTCTCGCCAATTCAAATCCGAGCGTTTCCAGCTCTTACGCGCCGGACATTTTCCTAGACACGATACTCGATGCCGACAATGGCATCGGCAGGTACGCCAAGTTGCATTCTGTTGATGTACTGCAATTAGCTAAAACCAAGCGATTCTGCGAACGCAACAGACTGTTTATGGATGGCGTCATCGCCACTGCCCGTCCTTGGCGCGAATTTTGGGCAGCTACTGCACCATTTAGCCTGCTGGAACTCGGCAAAATCGGCGGCAAAGACACGCTGGTTCCAGCGCTGCCTTATGACGCCAATGGCAACATCACCCGCGCTATATCCGTATCTGCGCTGTTCAACACTGGCAACATATTAGAAGACAGTTATAAAGAAGAATTTATCGACTATGGCGCCAACGTTCAAGACGTCATTATCACTTTGGTTTACCGAGACGTGGAACGTAACGGTATTTTCCCGCGCAACAACAGCGTCGAAGTGCAACGTACCGACACGCTTGATAAGAATGCCATCCGCGAAACTCTAGACGTATCGCAGTTTGTAACAACTCGTAGTCAAGCCATCATGATTGGCAAATACCTATGCAGCGTTCGCCGTTACAACCGCCGCGCCATCGAATTTAGAACATTCCCGACAGAAAGCTTTGTTATGCCGGGCAGCTACATCTACGTTGAAACAAGTAATAACCAATGGGAAGGCATCTACACAGGCCGCCTCGAATCCGGCGGATCACTCAACGTGCCGGTAGCGGCTGTCGTTCCTAATGGCACGTACAGCGTGCTGGTATACGGCAGCACCAACGGCGTGCGGACCTTCAACAACGTAAGCATCATTAACAACACAGCCGCCAGCTTGAGCAGGCACGTGGGCGAACTGTTTGTGCTGGGTCAAGCCGTCCGCAGCAAGCGTGTTTTCCGCGTCACGGAAGTATCCATGGACGAGGAAGGCGAAACCACCATCCGCGCCGTCGAGCATCCGTGCGACACCAACGGCAACTCCTTTATCGCCGAAGGAATTAGCACGTACGTCTCGGGCATATTTACGATCGATGGCACAGCGGAGTAAAATGACCACAAAGACTTTTGGTGCGTCGTAATGGGCTTTTATACCGGGCGCAGTGGCAGGCTGTTCTTGCTGCCGATTCTGACCGAAGCCCCCAACCCGTCTACCAACCCAGCCGTGATGAATCAGGCGGTCCTCAAGATCCGCGACTGGTCCATCGATACTTCACTGGAATTGCTGGAAACCACCACGATTGACACGGCAGTCAAGAGCTACACACCTGGCATGGTCAGCGCCACCGGCTCCGCAACGGTGATGTACTACCGCAAAGAGGTCGGTGATGTTGGAACGCAGTTCGATGAGCTGCTGAACAAAATCATGAAGACCAGCAGCACTGGCGTTACTGAATCCGATCGCGTTGGCATGGTACTGCGTGTCGGTGCACAATCCGGCGTCGCCCCTGACGTCAAAGATGACATCGCCTTTAACGCCTACATCACCAACGCAAGCATCACGGTTGGCACGGGCGAACTGACAAGTGTGGCACTGCAATTTACGGTCGACGGTCCGTTCTTTGAGCTGGTCGATGCATGACGTACTTTCTCGGAAACGTAGGCAATGTACGTTTACGGCGTAACAGCGAAAGCGCGCTGAACGCAATTGTAAAAGACGCTGACACGATTCCATCGCTGAATCGCATCGGCATCGAAGGCGCTGCAGATAACTTACTGACTGGCGACAATGTAAACATATCCACCGACGACCCACGCGGACTGGCATTTTTCCCCGTCGGCTCTTGGGTTGACGGCGAAGGCGTTACACAAACCAGCTTCAGCGCCTACGTCAACGTCAACGCCGCAGGCGGCATCAGGTTTTTCCCGACATTCCAAGCTGCCGTAAACAACGTACGAGCGCAAGAATATACAGTACAAAATTTCGTTGGCGATCCCCTGCCAATACAAGTGCTGGTGCGTGATGTCAGCGCCAATATCTTGGGCGATGTCACCACTTACGAATTCAATACCGACAGAGAAGCTCTTGATATTACAACCTTAAATGACAAATTTCGGCGGATGCACTCCGCTGGCCTAATTAGCGGCTCCGGCAAAATTGATTGTATCTTTAACAGCAAATCTTCAGGTGTCAAAGAAACACCTTTGCTGGCGCTTCAGCTTATTAACCGCGTAGACATTGGCAGCGAATTCGATTGTCTGCTGGCCATCACAGACCAAGACAACGAACCTGATACATCGAACATTTATTACGAGTTCACCGCCATGGTGACGCGCTCGGGGCTGCAGGTCTCAGCCACCGAGTTGATCACCTGCAGCATCGACTTCGTAACAACCGGCGAAATCCGCTTGGTCGTGGGTCGTCCGAGCGGCTACATCCTCCAAGAAGATGACGACCGCATCACCTTGAACCAGGACAGCCTGGCCTTCCTGCTAACGGAAGTCGAGGACTAAACTAGCTCTATAAGGTAGCTATCCCATGGCCGACCAACGGATTTCACAGCTAACGAAGCTGGCGCAAGGCGACGTAGCTGCCAATGACGTGTTGGCCATTGTCGATGTTGGCGGCGGCATCACCAAAAAAGTCGAAGCCAAAGATCTGTTCCAAGCTGGCGCAGATCTGGCTGATGCCAGCAGCATCGACCTCGCCAAGCTGGATCAGTCCAGCACGACCAAGCTGGCCACCGCCGCACTAGCCGATAACGCCGTTACTGCTGCCAAGCTGGCCAACGACAGCAGCATCGCCTATGACTCCGTACCACCGAGCGTCGGCAATTTCCAGGGTCGCGGCTATCTCAACAGCAGCACCAAGAACTTTCAGGTCTGGGACGGCAGCGTTTTCCACCAAATCGTTGCCCCTACCGCTGGCATTGAAAACTCGGCAGTAACCACCGCCAAGATTGCCGATGGAGCAATCACCACCGCCAAGATCGAGGCCGTTGGCTTGGCCGCCGCTGCATTGGCCAGCAATGCCGTCACGACCGCCAAGATCACCGATGGCGCCGTAACAACCGACAAGCTTGGTGCGCTGTCGGTCACGACCGCCAAGATCGCCGCCGATGCAGTCACCGCAACCGAGCTGGCCAACAACGCCGTAGACACTGGCGCGATCGTTGATGCCGCCGTCACTGCCGCCAAGCTGGCGACCGATGCCGTCACCACCATCAAGGTGCAAGACGCCGCAATCACCAATGCCAAGATTGCCGACACCACGATTGCCTACGCCAAGCTGAATCTGGCCGATGGCAGCGTCCCTGGAGCAAAACTAACTTCCAGCAGCGTCACCAGCACGCAACTGAGCACCGATGCCGTAACAACGCCTGCCATCACAAATCTGGCGGTCACCACCGGCAAGCTGGCCGATAGCGCCGTCACGACAGCCAAGATTGCTGATGCCGCTGTAACAACAGCAAAGATCGACGCATCTGGCCTAGGCGCTGCCGCCATCGCCGCCAACGCTGTAACGACAGCCAAAATCCTTAACGGTGCCGTCACCGCCGCCAAACTTGCAGCCGACAGCACCACTGTTGTACAAGCTGGAACACCAGTCGGCAGCGGCGCTTACGAGGGCCAGCTCTGGTTCGACACCAACACCAGCGTCAAGTACGTCTGGAACGGTACGGCGTGGATTCGTCAGGCGGCCATCAATGTCATCAACTTCAGCGATAGCACCCCGCTGACGTTCAGCACCGCTTACCCAGACAACCACACCGCAACCGTCACAGTCGGCCTTGATACACAGCAGGCCAACAACGTATTTATCGGACCCACCACCGGTGTCGATGCTGCACCAACATTCCGTGCACTGGTGCCTGAGGACTTGCCCGATGCCACCAGCAGCAGCAAAGGCATTATCGAGCCCGGCACCGGTCTTGCTGTAACTGCTGGTGTACTTGACCACAGCAACAGCGTTACACCTGGCACGTACACCAAAGTCACCGTTGACTCCGAAGGGCATGTGTCAACTGGCGCGCTGCTGGCCGCCGCCGACATCCCCGACATTGACGCCGCAAAGATCACATCCGGCGAAATCCCAACCGCCCGGATCGATGACAAGGCAATCACGATCAACAAGCTGGCGGACTACTCAACCGCTTCGCTCGGCGATCTGCTGCCCACACCAACCTTCATCGGCCAGATCCACCTGAACCCACTGGAGCGGTCGTTCTTCATGTGGGATGGCAACGTCTGGGTGCCGATTGGTATTTCCGCCGGTCAGATCGTCTTGGCTGGCACATTCGATGCCAGCACACCAGCAGGTACCGGCTCGATCGAAAGCCTGACACCTGCCGGTGTCGCGGCAGGCTTCACGATTGGCGCTTTGCCTGCAGTTACCGCAAGCAACAACAGCTATTACTTTGTCGTCAGCCAAGGCGGCACGATCACAGGCGGGAATGCGCCCAACGTGACGCTGGCACCGCCTGACCTGATCTTGGCGGTTTATAGCGACACATCGCCTCAGTGGGTTGAGGTTGACGTTTCCGCTGGCGCTGGCGCCATCGCTGCCGTCAATGTCAGCTATGTGCCCACCGGCGATGTGGCCAGCACCAACGTGCAGGCCGCGATCACTGAAATCAGCAGCGAGTGCCGCAACGCCACCAATATCACCAGCGGCACCTTGGCCGTGGCACGCGGCGGCACAGGCGTCGTCACGTACACAAAAGGTGACTTGCTGGCTGCCAGTGCTGCAACCACGCTGACCAAGCTGGGCGTTGGCACCAACGGCCAAGTACTGACTGCCGACAGTGCCGAAACCACTGGCCTGAAGTGGACAACCCCAACAACTGGAACGGTTACCAACGTCAGCAGCACCACCACAGCGCTGACGGTCACCAACCCGACGACCACACCAGCACTGGCAATCCGCTCGGCCACTACCACTGTCGACGGCATTGTCCAACTCAGCGACAGCACCAGCACAACCAGCAGCACATTGGCGGCAACACCCACAGCAGTCAAAGCCGCTTATGACCTAGCCGACGCAGCACTACCAAAAGCCGGTGGCACGGTTACTGGCCAATTGCTGATCGGCGATGTAGGCAGCTTGGTGTTTGAGGGTTCCACCGACGACACCTTCGAGACCACCTTGGCCGTTGCAGATCCAACCGCAGACAATGTGGTAACCCTGCCTGATGCAACCGGAACGGTGGCGCTGACAAGCCAGCTCGATGATGGTAGTTACTAAGCCTAAACTGAACGTATAACTTCCGGCCTCAATCGAGGCGTTAAGGAATGGCACTTCAGCATTTGCGCTCCAGCACCGCCGACAAGCGGCCAACTCCTGCTGCAATGGCAGATGGTCAGTTGGCCATTAACACCAACCTCACCAGCCCCGGCCTGTTCTTCAAGGACAGCAACGGCGACTTGGTAAAGGTTGGCCCCGTGCACGTTGGCACGACTGCACCAAACGCTTCGCCCGCAGTTGGCGGCGAAACCGGCAACAGCCTTGGTGAGCAATGGCTAGACACCAGCGGCACCAATCCGGTGTTCAAGGTATGGGACGGCAGCGCATGGCAAAGTGAAGTCGGTGAGTTTGTCAGCGCCAGCGGCGACACCATGACTGGTGCGCTGGTGATGGACAACCAGCAGCAAATCAGGTTTCGGGAAACCACCGCCAACGGCACCAATTACGTTGCCATCCAAGCGCCCGCATCAGTCTCGGCAGACCAGACGCTGACCTTGCCTGATGCCACTGGCACGATCGTCAGCACCGGCGATACCGGCAGCGTTACAAGCACGATGATTGCCGACGGCACCATCGTTGATGCCGACGTTAATGCCAGCGCAGCCATTGCATTCAGCAAGCTGGCTAATGTCAGCGCCACCGATAAGCTGCTTGGCCGCAGCAGCGCTGGAGCTGGCGCTATTGAAGAGATCACGTGCACTGCCGCCGGTCGCGCATTGCTCGACGATGCCGATGCTGCCGCCCAGCGCACCACGCTTGGACTGGCAATCGGCACTGATGTTCAGGCGTATGACGCAGATACAGCCAAGCTAGACGTAGCACAGACGTTTACCGCCGCTCAAACCTTCGGCGACAACGTAACCCTCAACACGCAATCGGACCTGCGCTTTGCCGATGCCGATAGCAGCAACTGGGTGGCCTTCCAAGCGCCATCAACCGTTAGCAGCAACGTCACGTGGACCCTGCCTGCCGCTGATGGCTCTAGCGGTCAAGTACTTAGCACCAACGGCTCTGGCACACTGAGCTGGGCATCTGGTGGTGGCGGCGGCACTGGCGACAAGATCGAGGAGGGCAACACCAGCGCTGAAGTGATCGACACCGGCAGCGATGGCCGGTTTGTCGTCACTACCGAAGGCACCGAGCGCATGAGAATCGACTCATCGGGCCGCTTAGGTCTGGGGACTACGAGCGCTACCACAATATTAACAATTCAAAAAAACATTGATTCGTCTGCTTATGGTTCAGGCACCCAAGTTATCGATTTTAAAACTCCATACCCGGGATTTGATGTAGACTCGATTAAAAGCTCTATTTTTTCGGGAGTAAGCTCCCAAACGCCACTTTCGACAGTCAAGGGCTATTTAGCCTTTTTAACTCATAACGGAACCTCACTAACAGAAAAACTGCGCATAGAGGCCGATGGCCGCGTAGGGATTGGCGTTACTAGCCCCAGTGCAAAGTTGCAGGTAAATCTTGGCACCAACAAAAACATTTGGTTTCATGATCACTCAACTAGCAGCACCGCAATAAGCAGTGTCAACGATGCTGGAAGCGCATACGAACAGTTATCGATTCAAGCTGCACCGCTTATTTTGCGAAACAGCACAACCGAGGCGGCGAGAATTGACGCATCTTCCCGCCTGTTAATTGGCACGTCTACTGCTGTTACTGGATCAGATTCAGCAAACGCTAATCTGCAGGTTACTGGTGGCGGTGGGGGTGTTTATGGAGGTTACCTAGCAATTGGTAGAGCTGCAACTGCAGCATCCTCTAGTGCAAATCAAATCCTTGGAAGAATCGCCTTTACCGATAGCACAGCAGGTGAATACGCTTATATCACTGCAAATATCGATGGAACGCCAGGATCAGGTGACTATCCTGGCCGCCTAGTGTTCTCCACTACCGCCGACGGAGCGAGCAGCCCGACGGAGCGGATGAGGATTACGAACGGAGGTAGTGTTTATTTCGCTACCACAAGCGCGCCATCCTCAAGTAACTCGGGCTCCGCTTTCGTCCCGGAAAGCGAGGGTAGAGCCACTCTTTACATGAGAACAAATACGACAAGCGGAAGGGTTTTGTGTAATTTTGGCAATACAAATGGCGAAACCGGATCCATCCAGGTTTCTGCATCAAGCACCTCTTATAATACATCCTCCGATTATCGCCTTAAGGAAAACGTTATCCCATTAGCGGGTGCCATTGAGCGCCTCAGCCAACTTCAAGTGCATCGCTTTAATTTTATTTCAGATCCTGGTAATACCGTCGATGGTTTTATTGCTCACGAAGTTCAACGCATTATCCCTGAAGCGGTTGTTGGCGAGAAAGATGCTGTCAATGAAGATGGCTCTATTAAACCGCAAGGCATCGATCAATCCAAGCTTGTGCCCCTGCTGACGGCTGCGCTGCAGGAAACGATTGCTGAACTGCAAGCTCTGAAGGCTAAAGTAGCAACACTCAAGGGCGCGTAGCCCTACTCACTTCAATGCCTTACCCCTCTTATTGCTGCCAGCACTGCGGTGAACAGATCGGGTGGGCTGGTCGTTTCTTTCAACTCATCCATATTCCCTTGCACCGCTGTTATCGCTTATAGTTGGAGGGCAGCGGTGCGCTAACACCCTGCCCCATGACCGCCGATTGGAGGATCGACGATGACCCAAGATTACAAGCACCAGATCACGCCGACGCCTGAGCTGGTCCAGGAGTGGTGCAAAGCCTCAAGAACAGGCGAAATGCACTTCGATGTGGATGACCTAGCCACCCGTGCCGCCCAGTGGGGCGCCGACCAGGAGCTGGAGGGGTGCTGTGAGTGGTTAGATCGCAACAACCAGTGGGCACGGTGTGACATTGACGAGTTGCGTGATGGCCGACGCCCCAGACCGCCGAGCTTGAAGGAGCAGGCGTTAGCAGTTCTTGAAGAAGAACCAGAAGACTCTAAAGAACTTATTGTATTTGACACAGATCAAGTCAACAGTATTCGCCGCGCCCTGGAGCAGCTCGATGACTGACCTCTCCCCCACCGCGCAGCAAGTCTTTTGGGAGTTCAACCGTGTTGCAAGCGGCAAGCCGGAGGACTGGCACTACCTACCTGCGATCGCTGCCGCCCTGCGAGCTGTTGCGGATCAGATTGTGCCGGAAACAACAACACCCTGGAACTCAACAATTACTCCGATAATTTCCGCAGCAGATGTTCGAGAACAAATGCTTGCCATCGCCGCAGAGCTTGAAGGTGTCCAGTACGGCACTTACCGCTGTGACCTTCAAACCTCCTAGTCATTCCCACTAAACACCCATGACCGATTCTCGCTATCCCTACACTTACGCCTGTGACTTCATTCGTCGTGCAGGGCCAGTCGCTCAAAGCGGTACGGTTCTATCACGGTCAGACGCATCCAAGATCCGCCAGCAAATTGCTAATGCTTTGGGGATGGATGACCATGAACTTGCTTGCAAGCTGGCTGACGTTGAGATGGTGTACATGAATGACACCGAGGCTCAAATGAAAGAAGCTGAGCGGTTGATAGCTGCTCTGCGCCAGTAGTCACCTTCACTAGTCACCCGTCCTACACTTATACAATCACCGCAAACCCATGGCCGACACTACTTTCACTTGGGCTGTGGCCCAGCTTGAGCGCGAAACCCAAGACGGTTACGTTTTCACCTGCCACT